AAGAAGAAACCAAATTTGATGTAGAACGCTACATTGAAAATTCTGATTTCGACTGGTAACAAATGAACCGTTACCCAACTGTAAACCCCATTGATTTTCACATGAATTCTTATCCCGCATCTATCTACTCTGAAATCGAACAGTTTTGTTCAGAAAATGAATTCACCGTAGATTACTTCTTGCAGGAGTTCGCACAGCAGGAGAAACAACTGCAGCGACCATTCAACGCATACAGAGGGAAATCACCTCTGAATGATGTATAAACCACTTGAGAAAGTGTCCACTAAAACCCCCATTAGGGGGTTTTTTCATGTATATTTAAATAGTAAACATTCGGATCAATCCCTATGCCTGTTAAGTCAACACCTGTTTCAACTCAAGCAACTGCCCCAAAAGCACCACGCAAGAGAAGAACCCGTAAGACTTCACAAACTGCAACAAAGGCAACCAAAGCAGTTAAAAAAACAACAGTTGCCCCAAAGGTCACAGTCACAACGTACAAAGCAGGTAAGGTTGTTGCTAAAAAAACAACACTCAAAAGACCTTCAACCGCACGTTTGATTTCTGCTGATCGCTACCTTAAGGATATTCAAACCCGTTGGGCAATCCACAATTTTGAAATCCAAGAACTCTTAAACGATTTCGTGAAGGGTTTTGAGGCAGTAAAACCCTATCACGCACAGTTGGTAAAATTAGTCTCCAAGTAGACAATTTACAAGGTGTCCACTAAACCCCCTAAACGGGGGTTTTTTAATGGTATCATATAGAAGTAATCAACAAAAGGAGCATTAATGCAACTTCGTCAAATCGCTTCCAACATGACACAGTTGGATCTTGCAGATGGCACATCCGTTCTTTTCTCATACAGAACACCCGTCGCATGTTTAACAGACAACGGTTATTACAGAACTTCAACCAAGTGGTCAGTCACAACATCACGCCACATCAACAAATGGTTAGGGGGTGTATTAGCAAAAGAGCAACCCCAAGCATATTTTGATAGTCTATGTGCAGGTTTTTAAACTGCACACTAACCCCCTCAAAAGGGGGTTTTTATTTGATACAATTAACATATAAACAAAAGGAGTTTCACCCATGAATCAGACAAAGACAGAAAGATTAATCAACAGAATCAGAGAAGTAGATAATTTTGAAAACGTTGCGTATGTCTGCGAAGACTTTGAAACATTCATATTTGAAGTTGCAGAGTGGGGAGTAGACCACATCGCAGGAGTTGATTTTGATGATCCAGAGGTGGATCGCAATTTAATGGATGCGTTCTTTGCGTCATTCGGTTGCACCCCTTCAAATCCTCACCCATGCTCAAAGTACGCTAACCCAATTTTTGCCTAATGAAAAACATTCACCTTGAGCACCCCGAAGATAGTATCCTTGACGGAACCCTTTCCGTCTTGGGTGCTTTTTTAAATGCCTTCGTCCTCTCAGTCAAATATGACGGAGCACCTGCCATAGTGTGGGGTACTAACCCTGCCACTGGTAATTTCTTTGTTGGCACGAAGTCAGTTTTCAATAAAAAGAAGATCCGCATTTGTGAGACTGTGGATGACATCCGCACATGGTATGGTGGCACAGACCTTGAAATTATATTGGGGTCATGCCTATGCAACCTGCCACACACGGACAGAATTTTTCAAGGTGATTTCATCGGGTTCGGGGGTGAGTGTGATTACACCCCTAATACTATAACCTATTCGTTCAGCGAACCCGTTAAGGAAGAAATCATAATCGCACCGCACACAGAGTACGTGACAAGAACTCATCTCCGTGATGCGGTGGCATATCCTCTTTGCAGACTCAACCCATTCCCTGCCACTAATCCTGATGGATCATATTTCGTGAAGTGGATCTTCCCTAAAGCGTTCGGTGATTTCTCAGGGTTGGCAGACAGCATTGAATATGCAAGGTTACTGGCAGACGGGGTGATATTCCCAACTGCTAGGGGTGCTGCCACTGTACAGCGTTTGCTTAATCAGCACATTCGTGATGGCATGGAGGTTGACCCTGATGAATGGGAAAATCCTGCACTGATCCGTTTATGGTTGGCAGTTAAGCAAATAAAAGAAGATGCCCTCTTCTTATCCTATCACACAGGCGGACCAAAAGCAGATATTGATGGCAAACGCATAGATGCTGAAGGGTATGTGATGCACAGTGAGTACGGATCATGGAAATTGGTAGACCGTGAGGAGTTCAGTTATGCCAACTTCCGCATGGGAGTCGGTTCGTGATGCCCATTCGTTCGTGAATCAGACAGTCCCCCCGTTGATCGGGGGGTTGTTTATAAAATCGAAGGAACCCCTAGTCTACAAAGTGTTACCCAAGGGATATCAATTGTTCACTCATAAGTAAAAATTTTTTCGCTGCTATATAATGCAAAATAGGTTGATCATTAGAATGAAAAAAATTTCCGATAAAATTTTCGGCACTATAGAGATCGATCCAGTTACGGATGAATATAAATTAACAATACCTGAGTCTGTTGTTAATGAAATGGAATGGTATGAAGATAGTGTGATAGAATGGTCGATAGAGGACAAAGACGTTATTATCAGAAATTCCGATGACTAAAACCTATCATGTGTATCTAAAAAACGAAGTATTATTCAAAGATTTAAACGAAGAGGAGTTTGAGGTTATATGGGGAAGGTTATTTCATTCATATTATAGAGAAGATTTATCATATTCACTAATAGAAGATACGGATAATACTAAAGAGTTGGACTTAGAACCTTCATATTGACAATATACATAATCTGATGTAATATAGAATGGTAATTACAAGTTATTATGGCCAAAGGATTTACGGTTAAAGCAAAAACTCCGAAAAAGAGTGATGCACCTGAATGGGATTATGATAAAGCAAAAGAATTAGTTAGAGGGAAGACTGTTGTTTTCTGTCTACCTGGTAGAGGAGTATCATACACATTCCTAAAGAGTTTTGTACAATTATGTTTTGACTTAGTACAGAACGGATCAAGTATACAGATATCTCAGGATTACAGTTCTATGGTGAACTTCGCAAGATGTAAGTGTCTTGGTGCGAATGTTCTTCGTGGACCTGATCAATTACCTTGGGATGGTAAGTTACCTTATGATTATCAACTATGGATTGATAGTGATATTGTATTCAATACTGAGAAATTCTATCAAATTGTACTGATGGATAAAGATATTGCTGCTGGTTGGTACTGTACCGAAGATGGTAAAACCACATCGGTTGCTCACTGGTTAGAAGAAGAAGACTTCCGTAATAGTGGTGGTGTTATGAATCACGAAACTATTGAAAGTATTTCTAAGCGTAAGAAGCCTTTCACCGTTGATTATACAGGTTTCGGTTGGTTATTGATTAAAAAGGGAGTTTTTGAGCACAAACAGATGCCTTACCCTTGGTTCGCACCTAAAATGCAGGTATTCGAGTCAGGAGAAGTGCAGGATATGTGTGGCGAAGACGTATCTTTCTGCCTTGATGCGAAGGAAGCAGGGTTTGAAATCTGGTGCGACCCTCGTGTAAGAGTTGGTCACGAGAAAACAAGGGTGATCTAATGGCTGATAAGTACTCTATTCTATTAAATGGTTATCCTTTATTTTCTGATTTATCGCAATTTGAGTACTTTGAGCGTATGGAAGACCTATCTATAGAGTTCTATCAGACTGGATCACCCAAACCTGATGAACTCTCCACTGAAATTACACAAGAAACAGACTAAACAATGGCTAAAGCAAAAACTGGTGCATGGGGAACTCAACAACTTGAGTCAACACCGAAAAAAACTCGTCAAGGAAGAGGAAAACACTCAAAATACTCCGCTACGTCCCGTAACTCGGCTCGTAAAAGATACAGAGGACAGGGCTAAATATCACAACGAGTAAATATTATGGAATGGGTTTACAAAATTTGGACTGAATTGACATGGGTTGAGGGTTTTATCTTCACCCTATGGTTGATTGGTCTATATTGGGGCAAAAAGAAGCTAGATTATCGATTTGCCCGTAAAACACAACATGCTTGGGATAAAAGTATCTACAAAGTAAGAATTGTAGAAGACTCTCATATTACTGTCGATAAAACCTAAAAATTAAAGTCATGCCACAAGAAACGATTAAATATACCATTAAACAAGATGGTAATGTAACTCAGGAAGTTATTAACGTCGCAGGAGATGCATGTATAAAACTAACAGAAGACATGGAAATTAGTCTAGGTGACTTGGATAAAAGAACTTATACTATTGATTATTATAAAGAACCCAATTTAAACCAAGATATTACAATTAACACTAACAATGTCTCATTTTAGTACAATTAAAACAAAAATTAAAAATAAACCAGAACTTGTAGAAGCATTAGAACTTTTACAGTATAATGTCGTTCAAGACGTTAAATTAGAGAATCCTTTAGACCATGAACACAAACAATGGAGTGTTGATGTTGCTATTAGTGATGATATTGGATTCAGATGGAACAAAATTACAGAATCTTATGAATTAGTTACCGATATTGAGACATGGAACCAACCAATACCCCCAGAAAGGTTCATTGATAAGGTTACACAGCAGTATGCACGTATGACAATTCATAATTCGACTAAAAAAATGGGTTTTCAGGTCGCTGAAGAGTGGGAAATGGACGATAATTCGATAGAAATTACGGTAAATAGGTGGGTTTGAAGTAATTATTAATATTTCATATAAATAACCGTAAGAAAACCCATGTTCTTATGGCAGTTAAGAGAATATCTAAGGCTTTTAAGGATATTAGCCTATCTTTTGAGCCACATCCAGTAACAAAAGACCTTACTGTAATAAAAAATGCTAATGCAATTAAGCGTTCTATCAGGAATATAGTGCAAACTATTCCTGGTGAGCGTTTTTTTAATCCAATTTTAGGTTCAGATGTCCGTTCTAGTCTTTTTGACTTCGTTGATTTTGGTACAGCATCCGTAATTCAGAAAGAAATAACAACTGCAATAGAGAATTTTGAACCAAGAGTATATAATCTTCAGGTAGAAGCAACAGCAATACCTGATAATAATGAATTTGAAGTGAATATATATTTTGATATCATAGGACAAGAGTTTCCCACACAAGAATTCACATTTATGCTTGAAGCAACACGATAATAATGCCTTTTACCAAGTTTTCAAACCTAGATTTTGATCAAATTAAGACTTCGATCAAAGATTATCTCCGTGCTAACTCTGATTTTACGGATTTTGATTATGAAGGATCTAATTTTTCAGTCTTAATTGATACTTTAGCATACAATACTTACATTACTGCATT